TCCACTTGCCTTTTACCCGCATATCTGCCTCCTAATTTATTGCGCACTGCTATGTCCGCACTGCGCCTCCAGCTGGTGCAGGAATTTTTTCACGTCGCCGTTCCCGCCCATCTTTTTATACTTCTCTCCGGCGATCAGGCGCTCTGCCATTGGCATTTCTTCCGACATGATGGTCAGACGGAGAATTGCGAGATACTGCTCGTTCTGATGCGTCTGCATCTTGTCGAGCTTTTTGTCGATCTCTGCAAGGTGCGTATCCTGCGTCGTGGTCTTCCCGCGCTTTCTCTGTACCGCGCCGACGACGGCATTGACGACCGCCGTCAGCGCGGACGAGCCGAGCACGGCGCAGACGAGGGAAACGATGGTGGTCTTGGTGTCCATGTGTTCTCCTTTCTCGCCCTCGGGCGGCTGTTATTCTTCTACATCCCACGCCTGCGGGTATTCTGCGAGACTATATGCTGTATCCTGGTTCGCTTTGGTGAACTTTCCGTCCTGCACTGCCCATTCACCTGCCTTGTACATGTCGTGCGCGCCCGTTGGGTGCACGAAATTCCGCGCCGTCTCGCGTGACGTGCCGTGGTAGGGTCTGTTGAAGGTGAACCATGCAGAGCCACCAGGCACAATATCCGGATATACCGCATTGTCGTAATTCTGGAAGCATTCCCATGGTTCACCGCCAACGCAGAATACGTCCCCGGCAACATGTTTTCCCTCCTGCCACTCGTCGTAGAGCGCCGAACACATAATGATTTCATCCGCCGTTGTGGGCTGCTTGCCCGCCATGAGAAGCCTGACCGCATTTGCCGTGGAAACGGTCAAGTTGTATTCAGCCGGTGTCACCACGACCGGCTGCGGCTCCGGCAGCGGGATATTCGTCAGAAGCCAGCTGCCGTCTTTGATGTCCTGCCGGAGATAATCGATCGGTACGAACGTCCGCAGCTCGAAGCCGTTGTCCGCGAAGACAGCAATCTCGCCGGTAAGCTCGGTAAGCCCTGTCAGGCTCTCGCCCGTAAACCTGACCGAGCCGGATGTGCTGTATACCCGGACGTTCGCGTATGTTTGATTGTTGTGTGTGATGTACATAAGTGCCTCCTTATGCTGCGAGCATGTCATCAGTGACTATCATGTCACTGGGGAGAATGATTGCGGGTCGCACACCGTATGAAGTATATGAGGAGAGTCGATTTCGGCTTCCGGAGGAGTCGACGTACCACACGCTGAGTGCGTTACCGCCGTACGGGGAGCGGAGCCACCAGCCATAGGGCGAGCCATTGAAGTTTGCGATGCGCTTGACGTTGCCTCCAGAGCTTGCGGTGAAGTAGTCCAGCTTCGCGCCATCTACCGGGAAGTAGATGCTGTCACTTGTCGTGAAGCCAACCTCATATCCAGATAGTAGAAAAGCTTTTACAGACAATCCATTTGCACCGCTCTGGTCAGTACCGTTAGTACCGCCGTTCTGGCGGTACGGGATCTTTACCTGCTTGATAGCACTTTGGATGTTGTGATCGAACAGGCTTAAAAAATCACTGTTCAGATAGCTGTGAATGGTGCTGCTTTCCAGTTTGTTCGTATTGGCGCTGTCCCATGCGCGTTGCTCATAGATATCCTCCATCAATAGCCATGTCCCATCGCAGCTTGCGTCGTAAATACTCGATGGCAGCCCCTGATGCACCACCAGCCAGTCCCACGGAGTGCCGTTCAGGTTCAGTTTGATACTGCGCCCAATTTCCAGATCAGACATTCTCGTTCTGTGCGGCGCAGGTCCACGCCTTAAAAACATTCCCATAATGCACAATCCCCCTAGAAGCAGAATGCGAAGGCTACGCCGCGGTCATAGTTTGCATCGGATTGGCTAGAGGTACCAGTGGAGTATACATTACAGACCATATAATCGTAGTCTGCACTCGGCGAGCGCTCTCGCCATACAGTCGCAGTACCGTTGAAAGTCTTAATACGGGAACCTGCTGCCTTATAATAGTCATACAATGTGCCTTCACCGTTCACAGAGCGGTCGACGATGCCAAAAATCTCTATTTCAGACAGCAAGAATAACTTGTCTGCGGTCGTGACAATGGTAGTGCTGTAGTTCCCCGCCGAAGTCAGCTTGTTCACCTCCTGAATGCTGTTTTGTACTTCCGTCGGCATCTTGGATAGAATGCCAGGTAGATGCTTGGTTCGCATGTCGCAGCTAGTCCAGCCGCCTTCATTGGTCGCGGCAAGGTTCATACGCTTCTTCTCGTGATAGCATTCATGCATCTGGAAGGTAAACGGGGCTTTGCCGGAGCCGTCGGCGTAGTCATCGTGGTTGATGCCGATAATGTCAATCAGATAGTCCGTGCCGCCGATCGTCATTGCCTTCTGATCTCCAACCTTCCACGTTGGGGGGACGATCCTTTTTTGGCAGGCAGTAATGATCTGCGCCCATGTGTTGTCCGCAAAATTTGCCTCATACGGATATTTAATCCCCGTAAACCATCTAGGACTGCGCCCACTCATCCGAAAACCACCACCTTAACCGGGATGTTGACCGTCGGTGCTTTGCCGATGCACTGTGCGGTCAGGCTGTTCGCGCCAGTCGTGTAGTTGTGAATCAAAGCGAAGCCCTCCAATAAAGCCGCGTCCGCGTCCGGGTCAGTCCCGGAAAGCGCCACGTCCCACTGCGGGTCGACATCGTAAGCGGCTTTCAGCCCCGTGATCGTGATCGTCTGCGCCTGGTAGCCGTGTGAATCTGCAGCCCAGCCCGAGGCAAGCAGCGTGCCGGTGTACTGCGTCGGTCCGCTGCCTGCGCCTGCGACGGAATCATCGACATATTTTTTGGTTGCTGCGTCCATGTCTTCTGTCGGTGCGCCGGAAAGTTTCAGCTTGCCGGTCAGCGTGCCGCCGGTGAGCGGCAGATACTTCGCAACCAGAGGCTTAATTTTGCTGTTCCAGAGATACAGCAGACCATCGTTATCCAGGTATTTACTCATTTCAGCATCTCCTCTATTTCCGTATTTGTGATCTTCTCCGACGCCGGAGGAATTGTGTCCAGCTTTGATTGCAGGCCCGTAATGGCCTTAATCGGGTGCTGGTCGTCCGCGTCCCGGTTTAAGAGCTTTGTGTGGTCATTTGTGCCGCCTCCGCCGCCCTGATAGACCACCTTCGCCGGGGCGATCTTCATCTTGATCTCCGGCTGGGAAAGCGTCATTTTAATCATATCCAGCCTCCTTCAAAAACCGCTTTGCGTCCGTCTGCACAATTTCAGCCGCCATCGGGTTTCCGTCGCCATCCGTTAAGGCAAGCTGTAATCTAACAGTGCTAGCTTGCAGCCGCATCGCATCTGCATACGGGATTTTTACAAGCAGGTGCGTTTCGTCGACTACTGTAGGTTCGTACTGGAAGAAGGAACAGCCCTGCCTTACGTAAAACTCAAGCTTCGTCGCTTTCGTCAGGTCAGTTCCCTCTACTTCCACAGATAAAGCGTTCGCGATTTTCTGAAACACTTAATCACCCCCTGCCTCAAATACGTCCAGTTCGTTCTTTGCCTTGATAAATGTGGTGGTGTCATCGGAAAGGGAGATTGTAGGAAGACTTCGCGCATCATAGGTATAGTCATGGTACGCAACACCGCCGTTGTAAGACGCTGTCGCTGTCATGCCGTGCAACGATACACCAGAAATGGTATTGGCTTGTACAGAGGTCTTGTTAAACCCGTCATTTGGGCTGGAGGTTGTCCAGACATCAGTTTGTGTAGCAACCAACAACATCGTATCTGTCGCTGCTGCATGACACATGCAAGCGGTTGCCGGTTTGCTTTCTCCCGTGATAACACTAGCTTCCCAGTTCGTTAGATTCTGGGAATAATAGACAGTCGATTTCGGGTCATAAAACACTTTGGCTTCAATCCGAGAATAAACAGTTACCAAGAAATAATATGTGCCAGACAGAAACACAACTTCTGACGCAGATATTCTTTTTACAGCATCTTCCGGAACTGGCGGTTCTAGTTTTTTGAAGCTCGTTTCTGCTCCGTTTGCAAAATACAGTTCTATTTTTCCAGTTGCACCACTATATATGTTTTTTCGAATTGCTGAAAGAAACCATTTCCCATTGGCGCTCGAGAACTTATATCCAATAAACTGGTTCCAAACGGTGCTTGGAGTTTTTGTAATCAGCGAACACACCCAACTCTCAGGAATCAACGGTGTGTCAGAAAACACCGCATATGTATGGTCAGTATCATTTTCATCGGTTTCATATCTTGCAAACGAGAATCCAAATCTCCCATTACATTGTGCAATACCGTAGAACCCGCTTCCGTTGCGTTCGGGAGGAAGCGAAACATTCACTTGCGTCCAGTTCGCGTTTTCTTTTTCCCTCACTGCGATTTTGATGTCTTTCCCTGTGCAAAACACACATACGCAATAGTGGTCAGACGCAGCTAACGAGCAAGTCATCCCTTCGAATGTAGTTGCACTTCCAGTGAATGTTGCATCTTCCGAAAACGTCCCTTCCAACGTGGTTGATTTAAGAATTTTGTAGTTGTTTCCAACTTGTGTGCAGATAAACCACAGGCCGTTAAAATATACCGCATTTGAGACATTTGAGACATCGTAAGAGGTCAGAAACGTATTCGAAGCCCATTCCACAGCGCCGCTAGTGTTCCTAAGCACGGAGCACAGCTGCGGATAATGCTCAAAAGTCACCGTACTTCCGTCGCACGGGAGCCACGCGTCGCCCAGACTCAGCGCCGGAGAGGTCTTCACAGTCCCAATGGGCTCAATTCTGTCTGGAATATGCCGGAAAGCGTCGTCGACAAACGGGTTCGCATACGGCAAGCGGAGAAAGCGCCCCGTGGAATCTTGGAGCATTGTGCGCGTATTGAACGGCGTTCCGGTATCGTCCGGGTCATCCGCTCGTGTCATGTCGTAAGTATCTGTCTGTCCCGCAACGGGCTTGAGCTTTACCCGCCCCGGAAATTTTGGAGTTCGGTCTTTCATGTTATCCCCCCATGTCTCCTGCGTATAGTTCCGCGTCCGCGTAAATCCAGCCAACCTCCCGGCTCTCCAACACATCATCTACTGCGATAATCGTCTTTTCAATGTTGTTCGCGCCTTCCCAGTCTAGTTCGTTGATTTTTGCCGGAGGGCGCGGGGCAGGATTGACAACTGCGTCATATACAGCGTTCGCGGATTCGATATAAGCGTCCATAATGTCTTTGTCGAGCACTTCGTCAGAACCATAATCTTCCCGCACTTCTGCCGGAACGTCGATACAGTGCGTTCTCAGCCGGTCACGGATGGTGATAAGCGCCGTGCCGACGCGGTTCAGGTCAGACGCTTTGTAAGAACCTTTTAAGCCCGCTTCAAAGTCTGCCTTTTCCTGCTCCGTGAAGTCGCTCCACAGCTTCTTGTAAAGCTTCTCAGCATAGGAAGCGTCCGCCTGCGTCCGGTCGGTGATTAAGGTTTTCATAATTCTCATGCAGAAGCCCCCATTCCGACGATGTCGCACTCAGCCGCCGCGATGCCGCTCAGTTTAATAGTCATGCTCGTTATCGTCCCGGTAATGTGGTCATCCCACGGTGTCGTGGTGTCTACATAGTCCCCGGGAAGCTCCTTGTCCATGACGATCTGAACGCCGTGCGTCTGCCGCCGCATATAATAGTCAAAGACGTGCTGTGTCACCGCTGCAACGTTCGAGGTATTTACCAGCGTCGCGTCCTTGACTTCTATGACGTTCGGCTTGGTCGAGGCCGTGACGTTCGGATTTGTCTTGGTCGTTACCGCTTCCGTGTGGTAGTAGGTCTTGCCGTCCACTTTGACGGTATCGCTTCCGCTTCCGGACGTGCTGTACGTGTGCGCGGTAACTCTTACCTCGGTCACGATGGCGGACTGGCTGACTTCGCCGCCGATGTAGAGCCGGTTCATAGGAATCACTGTCGGTGTTTCCTCAGACAGTCTCCATACCTTCACGTTTCCTGTTCCGCTGGTGTCCACCACAGCTCGAAGCGCAAACGCCACCTGCTGCAACGCTTCCCTTCGCGTGCAATCAGGAATGTATCCTGTTAGCTTCTCGGTCTGTAGTTCCTCCGAGAGCTCCAAGACGAAATACCCGCCGAGGATGCTTTCTAAAACCGTTTTCGCGTTGGCATTAGAATAAACAACGGCCGGGAATGGGTCTTCATCCAAAATCCCCAAAGCGTCGATGCAGGAAACGTTGTATACGTTTTTGCTTACGCGGGTAGATTCATCGATGTAAAACGTGCCGATTTTCGTCTTCCCGTTGTACGCATAAACGGGCTGCTTTTCTTGGAAAATAAAATCAATATCTTCCATGCTGTCCAGCGTGAAGTCCAGCGTGTTAATCGCCAGCTCGTCGGATATGATGTTCAGTTCTTCGGTCGCCTCAACGCTCCGAAGTTCCTGCCGCTCGAACTCTCGAACGATGCCGAAAAGGATAAGGGATATCTTGATCGGTCGGTTTGGCAGATTCGTTTTGTTGAATTGAATCTTGATTTTGTTATACAGTTCCACAGTTTTCTCGCAGAAGTAATTTCCGCTGTTCGGGAAGAACTGCTGTGTGGCCAGCTGCGTTGTTCCGTTGTACCACGTGATATTCAGGTCGCTGCAATAGTCCCCGGTTTCCCCGTCAAATTTGAAGTAGATGCCGAGGGATGTAAACTGCCCGTCCAGGGATATCTCAATGGTAGGCGGTGTTTGGAAGGTACAGTCTGCGCCGCTCCGAGGTGTCGACCAAAAGCCGACTGGCTCAGATTTTGGCTTGAGCTTTCTAGTTCCGTTCAGCACCCATTGATTCTGCTCTGTCGTTGCCACTGGCCCCTCGAATGCCCCGAAGGGCAGCAGCGAGGTTTTTGAAATACCCATAGCCTCGCTTGCTGTCACACTCGCAGCTGCCGCAGAACCGACCGCAACGTCCTCATACACAACTTTTACGCTCATAGCGGGGTCCTCTTCGGCTTCATCGCGACAAAATTAAATGTAAGGTTTCCCCATTCGTTCCTCTGCCCGTAAGCCGTCAAAAGCTCATCGTCTCCGTTTGCCACATACGCCTCGAAGGTCAATGTCCCTTGTGCATACGGAACGGTGAGGGAATGGCTGTCGACAGGCGCGGAGATTGCTTCATAAAACCTGTCATATTCCGCCGGGTCAGTTCCAACCGGGTCAAGCTCTACACTGTAGTTGTAAAACGTGCCGATGATGTCGCGCACCATCGCGCCGGTCATCACGCGCCCCGCATTATCGCCGTCCAGAACCGCGAAAGAGCGTTTCAGACTGGTTACATGCAGGTTCGGATACGCCGTGCCGTCGAGGGTCAAAATACTCGTCATGCCTTCACCCCCGCCAGCCTTACGCCTACACGCTGCGTCTCTTCGTTGTTCGCCTTATAGACAGCCCGCGCAAACTCTCTGCCGTTGAGCTGCAAGATGATCGTCTGCGACCGTCCGCCGGATTCGTTCATAGCCTGTTTGAATGCCTGCACCATTGTCTCAAGCGGCGTTTCGATGTTCGTTCCGCTCTTCTGGTCGCCCAGCACCGCCATAAACTCCCGGTTCGGAGGGATGACCGCGCCTTCTGCCAGCCTCGGGAGTGCTACTTTACTCACCGGTGGGATATTAAAGCCAAACGATTTGCCACCGATAACCGGCACCCAATCCGGAATATCAATGTGAATTTTATTCAAGCAGGAAATGAGGAAGTTAATTCCATCAATGATTCCGTTAATTGCCGCTTCGAACACGCCGATAAAACCGTTTAAGGCATTCTTTGCAAGGTTTGCCCACCATTCCGACGTAAACACGGGCGCAATGTTTTTATCCCAGAAGCTTTTTACCGCTGCCCAACAGGATTTGATTTTGTCTATAATGAAATTCCAATTTGGGGCAATCGCCGCTGCAAGACTTGCACCGCCTGCCGCCAGCAACCCAAGACCAAGAGGAATTCCGGCACCTGTAAACAGGAGAACCGCGCCAAGCACAAGCAAAGATACGCCAAGTAAAGCAGTTATTACGCCGAGCGGACCGCGCAGTTTGCTTTGAATCGTGTCCCAGTTTGCCGTGATTGCTGCCCTCAATCCAACTGCCCCCGCTGCCATTAGAGCAATACCGAGTGGAATATTTGCGCCGGAAAACGCTAACACAGCGCCCAATGCAAGCAATGCCGCGCTTACAAGCGCTGTTACAACTCCTATTGGTCCTTGCAATGCCTGTTTAATGCTGCCCCAGTTAATTGCTACAACAGCTGCAAGTCCAACAGCACCCGCCGCCATTAGTGCGATGCCAAGCGGTAAATTTGCACCGGAAAACGTGAGAATCGCGCCAATGACGAGCAGCGCCGCACTCACAACTGCCATGATTTCGTAAACATTTTCCTGAACAAACTTTTTAACAGCGCCCCAGTTGATCGCAGCGGCTGCGGCAAGCCCAGCTACGCCCGCTATCATAAGCCCTATGCCAAGAGGCACATTTGCCCCGGTAAACGTCAAAATTGCGCCAATTACCAGCAGTGCACCGCTTACGATTAGCGTCAGTTCCGTGATAACCGCCTTTAGTTCTGCGACTGGTCCTTCCCAATTAGCGGCTGCTACAGCTGCAAGCCCAATAGCGCCCGCGATAATCAGTCCTAAACCGAGAGGAACGTTTGCACCGCTGAATAGCAAAATGGCGCCAAGTGCCAAAAGCGCCGCGCTCACAATGGCTGTGATTTTACCGATCTGCCCTTGCAGCAGTTCAGCGATTCCGCCCCAATTTTCCGTCACAGCATCGTAGATTGCCAACGCTCCAATTGCCATCAACGCAAGCCCGAGCGGAATGTTTGCGCCGGAGAATGTCAAGATTGCACCAAGCGCCAAAAGCCCTGCACCAAGAAACAGTTCCGTAATCGCGGTGATCTGGTCTTTGATTTTAGATGCGAAATTCGGTGCAATCCCACCAGACGCGCCAGCACCTCCGATGCCGCCCGCGCTTTCGTCCGAATTGCTCGACAGCTGATTGATTTCGTCAAAGCTTGCCATCGACTTCCCAGCTTTTTTCGCCGCGCTCCCGACGCCTTCTAACGCCTCTTGCTCGTCATATAGAGACTTTGCAGCCGCTGCCGACTTTTCGTAAGTCGTTCCAAAAATCTTAGACACGATCCTAGCCAGCAATGTTATGATGCGAGTCAGTACGTTAGCGAGCGTTATAAACGCCGGAATTACGACTTGAAGAATCGGTTGCGCCAGCGTCAGCAACGCGCCTTTCAGTCTTGCGACCGCAGCCCGTGCCTCCTCATTTTTCATGATTGTTTTCCCGAGCCAAGTCCGTAAACTTTGCAGTGCCCGAGTAATCAGGCTGAAAACAAGAACGCGCTTAAAAAGCCCGGAAACACGCTTACTGAACGTGTTCATGCTGTCGGAAACCTTCTTCGCGGCGGTCTCCATTCGCTCTGTCGCGCCGCTTGCGTTTGTGATTTGCTCCGTGAGTTCTCCGGCTTTTTGCTTCGCAGCGTCCAAAGCAGAAGTCTGCGCGATCACTTTGTCCGTGATTTTTGCATATTTCCCGTCCAAACTCTCAACGATCTTGTCCTGTTCTTTTAAGATTGCTTCCTGCTCTTTGATTTGCGCTGCGACTTCCGTCTGCCGCCCGTATGCTGTGATATAAGCATCCGGAGACGCAGACACCTCGCCAGACGTGATCTGCCGAAGCCGCTCAGATTCCGCCCGCAACGATTTCAGCGCATTTTCTGCCTGTTTTGCAGATTCTTTCGCTGCGTCAAGCTGAGATTTCAAGCCACTCTGCTCACCGGTGCTTTTTTTCAGATCAGCTTCCATCTTGTCGATTTTCGCTGTCAGTTTATCAAGCTCCTTCTGCGCGTTTTTTGCGTCGACCTCTGCTTTAACAACGATTCTTCCATCTGCCATTTTCTCACCACCTTATTTTGAAATGCCCCATGCGGCCAGAACGTCCTTTTCGGACTCTGTATACGTCGTTTTCAGATCGATAATATCCCTGTTTTTCCGGTAGAATTCCCTGTCCTGTTTATCCAGAGACTTCCCGTGCGCTTTTTTATCGCGTATGCGGACAACTTGAGCAAAGAGACAGTCACCGATCTCCTGATAGAAGCTCAGAAACGAGTACCAGTGTAGATATTCCAGCGCCCGCACCTCACACCCGGCAATCCGGTTGATCGGAGCAATAATGATGTCAAAATCCTGTTCCCACGACATCAATGCAGGTTCGTGTTTCTTCTCTTTCCGATCTTGCCCCCGGTCAATAAACCGGAAGCATTGATTTAGGGCCTCCTGATAGTCTCCTGGAGGCATTTCGTCGAAACCGGGATAAAAAATCTCTAGTGCCGCCTCGGCCTTGAGATGGTCATCCAACTCGTTATCGGTAAGAGCGGTGAGGATATCCAACACCGCTCTATAGTCCGACCGAATTCCGTATTCTGTTCCGTTTACATCAACCGAGGTCGGCAGCGACCAGATTACTTTTTCCATCGCTCCGTATACTTCTTGATTCTCGGGTCAGTAAGTTTCTTCTGGCGGGAGAACGTCGTATCGATCTGATCAATGACGGAAAGCATCAGATTGCACCAGACAGGAAGACCGTCGGCCATTGCATAGACGTTCATCGTGCCAAACAGGGGCGCGCAGATCGGCTTCCCGAAGAGTCCATCCAGCATGTCGCGCATTTCTTGGTCTCTACGGCGCGCAATCTCAAAAATTTCCTTTTTGTCTGCGCAGCGCTCAACTTCTGCCTTGTACGCGTCCTGCTTTTTGTCCAGTTCTTCAAATGTGTTGTAAATTTTCTCTACAACTTCGCTGTCCGTAGGGTTGAATTCAATCGTCACAGCGTCGTTGATGTTAAACGCCACTATGCCGGTGTCAAATCTAATTTCTGCCATCTATTGCTCCCCCTTATTCCGAATCCGCTGTAAATGTTACCGTGCCGCCAGCGCCGACCGCCGCCGTGCCCGTGGTTCTGTTGCCGCCAAGCGTGACGTCGATAGGCATGCCGACATAGCCGCCGCCTTCGCCGCCGAGACTCGAGGGCTTGACCATCGTCGCATCGTACCGTTCGGCGAACGCCGCTGTCTTGGCCGTTCCCGCGTAATGGTGGACGATAAGCACATCCTGGTTCGCAAGAGCTGCGGCGTCCTGATCTTTGACCGCAAGGTTCCAGATCTTCGTAAGCGCAGCGTCGCCCGCGTCGAGTTCGCACGGCTCAAAGCTCTGCGTAATGATCGGCTTCTTCATTGTTGTTCTGGTCGTGCCGAGGATATCCTTGCTGGAATCCTCCTGCCAGTCGTATTCCATGCTCGAATCCGTGACTCGAGTGCCAAAAGGCGACCAAACCGGCGCAGTCGCGGAACCCGTGTTCAGGTACGCGATGAGTAATTCTCTGTCTACCGGCTGGCCGCTCGTGGTGTTAAAAGTAGTTTCTGCCATTTATATCACCTCGTAAGTCATCTTCATTAAAATTTGGTGGTCTTCTGTTCCATCATTGTATCGGGCGAACATCGCCGCGCGGCTGGATACGTCCATACGCCGGACGCGGATGCCGTCACCCAAAGACGGATAATTCTGCATTGCCCAATCCCCGAAGCGGTTCAAAACTGCGTCGGCTTTCAGGCGCTTGTCGTTGCTGCTGCCCGGGAAGATGCGGGCGATAATTTTGAACTGGTATTCTGCCTCATGCCCGCCGAGCAAGTACCTTTTTGTGATGTACGCACCTTGAATCACGGACAGAGCCACGCTTGCGGAATCGGCGGCGAGGAACTCATAATTGATGGTTGCAGCCGGGAGATCGTCATCCGAAAACGAGTTTACCCAGACCATCATTTTTCTGGATATGTCCTGTTCTTCCTCGGAAGAAACAAGCTTTTTTTCTTTTTCAGAGCCCATTTTTCACCGCCTTATCTGCAACTCGAATCCATTTGTCAAGATTCTCAGCCTTTGAAGCCTCGAACCAGTGTGATTGTGCCTGCGCGTGTCCGGATGTCGTGAACACAAGATTTTTGTCTGTCAGAACCTTCGTCCCGCCCTTTGGCGCGTATGTGCTGCCAGTCTCCGGGTCAACCATGACTTTTCCGTAATACAGAAATCTTGCATACGGTCCCGGATAGATGATCGCATTACCGTCCACCTGTGTTCTCTGGTCGAGAGAGCCCGTCAGGAACGGCACATACGGGCTTGTGTCCTTTTCTACCTGTACAGCAACAATGTGTTCGGCTTTTGTACAAGCCCGTGCTATAGCCTCCTGAAGCTCGTCAAAGCCGTCGGTTTTCACACTGAATTTCAGCATCATGTGCCTCCGACCTGCCAGTGCCGCATGGAAGGACTGCCGAAGTCCTTCATGTCCACCTTTGTCACTTTGTACACATCGTCGTAAAACATCTCAATCTGTTCTTCCGTCTTGTCCGGCTCGACTACTTCACCTTTCACAAAGAAGGTAGTGCCTCCGTTACCGTCCGTGGATAGCGTCCAGATTTTGCTTTTATCAGTTGCTCGCCAGAACTCTTGCGGTCCGACATAGCGCTTCACCGCGCCTGTCACGCCGTCTACGGCTGGCGAGGAAAACGGAATGTACAGATTCACCGCATCTGCGCCTTCAAGCCCGCTCGCGCGGACATTGGCAGCTTTCGACGCTTGGAGCATTACGCCGCGAATCACTGTGATATAGCGCTTCTGCGTGTCATTGAAATTCTGGTCTTGCTCCTGCGTGACGTTATAGATGGTTACAGTGTGGGGGGCGTACATGCAAAACACCTGCCTCTGTAGAGAAGCCCGGTATGGGCTAGATATTCACGTGCTACGCTTGCAAGGGCGTTCTTCGCCTCGGAAGCCGCTTTCAATGCAGCTACGGAAGAATCGCCGCCGCTGCGAAGCGTCCGGGAATAGCCGCCTACAGTCTCGCTCTGCAATTCTCCTTCGTCAGATGCAAGCCCGGCGGACACATTCTTTCTGGCAAGCTCCTGTGCCGTGTCGATCAGCATATACTGGTCGACTAAGGCGCAGCAGCACATTTTCATAGCATCCAGCTCTGCAAAATCCTTTGCTCGGTTTTGCGTGTAGTAGTCAAGGAAGGAACTGGCGCGTGTCGCCAATCTGCAAAAGCTGTCAGCGTCTACCGTTCCCTTGTAGATATCGCAGTAGTACTCATAATCGGCGTATATCATTGCGCCAGCTCCTTTCTGTTACGAACCTACCGTCACAGTGGCCGTTCCGGTCTTCGTGCTGTCCTGCTTGGACTTTGCGGTAACGGTAATGCTCGCGGACGTCTCGTTGGAAGCGACCGTCAGGATACCGTTTTCCGAAATGGAAGACTTCGCGCCGCTCTGGCTCCACTCGACATCGCCGCTCACGATGCCTTCACCAGCAACAGAAGCCGCAAACGCCTTGCTCGCTCCCTTTTTCACGGTTGCAGTAGCAGGGGATACAGTCACCGTAGATACTGTGCCAGTCTTTCCATAAACAGAGAACGGGAACGGGTTGGCAATGTCAACGTTGTAAGCGTTGACCGGGTTTGCGATTTCCCAGCCGAGACGCATGACCGCACGGAGAGCGACCATATCGTTCTGCATGAGGTTGTAGGTGATTGCCTTCGTGCTCGGGTCCTGAATGACACCCTCGGTGAAGATCTTAAAGGTCATGTCCTGACGGATGGCGTATACCAGCTGCGTCCAGTCACCGACGATCATCTGTGCCTGTGCCGGGTCAAATGCGCCGTTCATCGGGAAGTACATATCCATACCATCCAAACCATAGCGCGTTGCGCCCTGCATGTCGGACTTGAAGATGGGCTGACCTGTCGTGTCCTTCAGCCCGCGCAGCTTGCCGCGCATCTGGATTGCGGCCATAACGCCGTTCGGGTTGAAGCCGTCAAGTTCTACCTTCGCGATAAGACCGCCTTCGCCCATGATGTCGGTAAATACATCAGAGCTTGCCGCAACTCCGTTACCAGCAGCGATAGCGGAAGGAACGACGCCATCGCGCCACGTGGTGGGCTTGTTCGTGCCAAACAGGATGGCAGCGTCAATTACCTTGCCGAAAGCTTCGGTCAGTCTGGGTCTTACCTCGCCCCAGATGTCATAATCTGCGTCATCCAGTGCTGCTTCGGGGATGGGGACGATAACCGCGATTTCCTCGGCATAGATTTTCTTCTTGTCCCACGCCATCTTCGTGGTCTGCTTGAAAGCCTCTCCGGCTCCGGTATCGGTTGCTTCGCCGTTGACGAAGTACGCAGAGGGAAGCGCGTCGAGGACGTTGATGGTCTGCGTCTTGCTGGACATATTCGCCAGTCTCTTACCCATGCGAAGGACTGCGGATTCCGCGATAGCGCCCTGCATGATCTCACGGGTTACGGGTTCCGGGATAAGCCCGGAAAGTGCATTTCTGTCAATAATATTCGGCATATGATTCTCCTTTCGTTATTTCAGAGCGCCCCGAATCAGGGCGTTCATCGTGCTGTTCATGTTTGTTTCTTTGTTTCCACCGCCTGCCGGTGCTGTCCAGTCGAACGTCGCCTTCTTGCGATTCGCTGTAAGCTCGTCGACAGCCTGTTCGAACGTGATCTTGTCAGTGACCATCTTTGTAGCCTTGAATGCGATAAACTCAGCGTCCTCGCCGCTCAAGCCCTTGCTCAGGACGTATTTGTCCCGTTTGAGCTGTTCGGCTTCAGCCTGCAATGCAGTCAGTGCCGCCTTACTGTCTGCAAGGTCTTTTGCCTGCTTTGCCTGCCGTTCCTGTTCGGTCTGCTGGCTGTCTTTCCATGTCCGGTATGCGGTAATCTCTTCCTCGCTGGGGTATTTCTTCCGTTCTCTGTCAAGCCTCGACTGAATCATCTTGTCAACGTCAGCCTGAGTAAACGTTTTTTCCTGCTCTTGCGCAGTGTTTTCCGTGCCCTGCACGTTGGTTTGTTCTGCCATAAAAATCTCCTTGTTTAACGTCCTGTCGGACAGTGTTGATAAATAAAAAGAGCCAACCGACAACAAATCGTAGTCAGTTGGCTCCATTCAGCCCTTCCCGGCGAACATTTACGCCGTGGGAATCTATTCAGTTTTCAGCCGTTTTCGCTGAATTGTCTGCACAATGATATTTCCTTCCTTATCCCGTAGGAGTTCTACACGGAAACCAGCCGCAAGCGCCCGCTCAATGGCTGTTTTTAACTTTTCGTCAATCATATCAGTCACCTTCAAGCAATCTCGTAAGCGTACCGTTCACATCATCTTCGACAATTTCCCATTTGCCAGGCGGCGTTTCGCCGTTGAGCGGCGCAGGGGCGGACGCGGAATAAAGGTAATCTTCCCCTTCGTCGTCGATGATACGAAGCAGGTCATATTCGATGCCCGTGCATTCGTAGGTCTTCCCGTCCGTCAGCCCGAGAACTCCTCCGCCAAACGTTGGTCCTTTATATCTCACCTTCATTTCTTCTTCACCCCTTTCAGCTTCTCTTCAAAGTGCTCTCCATTGCGTTCAAACCAGTGAACATCATACCGGAAATTTTCTGTTTGTATTATACCGCCCATTTTCCGCCATTGCAACGGCTCCCCACCGTATTTCCCGGAAAGGAACTCCGCCGCTCTTAGTTGTTTGCCGGAATCTCCGCCAGCTATTTCACGGATAGAACTTATTTCTGAACCTTTCGGGACAACGCCGTTCACGACATCAGATTTCACATCAAGTGTTTCTTGTAGCCGCATGACTGGTTTTGCCGCTTTCGCCGCGCCCGCTGCAGCCTCGGATTTTGCATCTGTATATAGCACATTCAATCGTTCCGGCTGTTCCGGTAGCCCTGCCGCTTTGCTGAACCTACTATATTCATCGTTCAGACGCCAAAGCTTTACGTTTGCGGCGGTCGCGTCCTCGGAAAGCCCAGCTTCTTTGTATGCGTTTCTAAGCTTTTTCTGCGCGCGGATTTGACGTTCTATGCGGCGCTGCATCTGCGTCGCTTCATAGGCTGTGTAAGTCTTTCCGTCAAACGTGCAGCCAAGACCATCATCGATATGCTCAAGCTGTTCGTCGGTGTAAGTCCGCTCCGAAACTCCCGGAATAAACGGGTATTTGTGATGCCTACAGTTTGCACCTGTCAGACCGTCAACATATCCGTAACCGGTCGTTTCCACAAGGTCATCGTAAAGCCCCAGCGGGTCAGGTTCGCCGCTTTCGCTCTGGTAATAGACTTTCCCTTGCCACTCCTTGTGGCTTGACCACGGCGAAGCACCCGGCTTGTCACGCGCCCCAGAGTGCGCAGACACTTCAAAGTATCGCGTCTCAAGGTACTCTGCGCTTTGGTTCGTGTACTGGTCGCAGATCTGATTCACGCCAGTCATGACAGCTCTCCGAACAGAAACGTCGATGTTGTCAACGTGTCCGCTTTCGTAGTTCACGACTTTCAGCCCACCTGCAAGCTGCTGCACCGCAGACTTGATCGCCTGATTGTAGCTGATTGACCCGCTTTGAATCTGCATAACAGCAGAATCCAGCGCCCACTGATACGCACGAGCGGGCGGAAGCATCGTCCGCCCATTGTTTACCAGAAAGCCCATAGACTGCGTGATATTTCGCAACGTTTGCCGAGTTTGTTCGTAAACCGCCCACGTGTCTTCTACGCTCACCAGCGTTTCAGGCTGTGTCAGCCCTGCCATGTCAATAACCGCTGTGTAATACTTCTGGTTTCTGGCAATAACATCATCAAAAAGCTCCTTGAGCTTCTTTTCACTGATTACAGAAGTCTTGCGGATTGCTTTTTCAATCTCCTTCGTGTCGATACCATGCGAACGAAGAGACCGGATTGCCTGAACAGTCACTTCGTTCAGCTGGTCTTTCAGCGCAAGCCTACTGCATATTTCATCGAGAAGCGTATCTTCCAATCCTCGGAACAGTTCTGCCAGATCCTCTGGGAGCGCATCAAGGAGTTCTGGGGTAAATGGATACCGGCTCATCTTTCACAACCCCAAAAGTCCCAGTGTTTTCTCCAAATCCCATTACTCGACCTCCTTTTCTTCCTCGGTTACCATGTCCTGCGCCTTCGGCAGCGCCGCCTTTGCGGTCGCCTCGTCCTCATTCATCCACTTCATGCGGAACTCCCAGTCGTTCATGATGCCTGCGCTGAGAAGCTGCATATCGCGGGAGAAGTCTGTAGCTTTGTCTTCGATGATGGAATCGTCAAAGTCAATGCTGATCTCCACGTCTTCATTCAGACCGGCGTTCATAGCTGTGTTTCCCAACCGAAGCAGAATCCGGCACAGCTCAACTAGCGCTTGTTCCAGCACAATTTCATGTTTCTTAATGGTGCGGAACATGGTGGAGTTTTCGCTGATAACTTGCGTTGCTGTCGCGACGCTGCCGCCGTCGAAACGGTAATAGGTCTCGCCGAAGCCGCACTTACTGGACAGTACGTTCAGTTGGTCTTGAAGTCCTACATTCAGCTGCTCGGTTCTCAGCGTCGGAGAAATCGTCTCTACCACGTTCCCTTGCTGCGTGTCCTCCGGAAGCAGATAGAAACGCCGGTCGTTGTCATCAAGCGTCGGTTCGTCATCTTCCCACCTTGTGGCGGGCATTTTGACCATCATCATCATCGGGCCGTTTTCGAACTCGTTGACGTAGCAGTCATAGGCACAGTCAACGCCGCGCAGAACGTCGATTGCATTTGCATACACAGGGATGCCAACCGGAAGCAGATAGTCAAGATTGTTTGCGATGTTCGGTCTGTCGATGACGAACTGCCTCTTGTCGCTTCCCGTATGTACCACAGGTGGGATTCGCTCAAAGCCCGGAACATCGGTGAGCAGTGCGTCGGCAAGCGTTTCGTTTTCGTATCTGTAAATGCTGTTCTCGATGACGTAAAGTCCGTTTTCGTCTTTCCGGTGAATCTGCAAATACAGATAGTTTTTTCCAGCCCGTGTGACCACGCTGTCAAAAGCACACTCTGAAATAAAGCCATTCTGCCAAGCCAGCGGGAAAATGTGCTCAATGGTCACATAGTCAAGAGCGATACCGGAAACATCGCCCGGAACGGTCTCTCCGCTCTCGTTGACCGCTTGACCGACCACACGAGGGATATATGCTACAGTTCCGAGTGCAGATTTCATTTCCTGCATTTCGTTTGCCTTGACCGTGAAGTTGTTCTCCATCAGGACGCTATCAACGAACGCCTGTTCCTTCTGCCCCTCAAGTGTGATCTGGACTTTCTCATTCATCAAGAGGTTTGCCCAGTCCTCACAAACCTTTTTCGCCATACCGAGGCTTGCACGGTTGCACTTTGTCCACTTATGCCCGTTATATCGCCGGTACTGATGGAACCCATTGACTTTGCCGACGTACCACGACTTCCAAAGGGACACGTATGTATAGAATTCCTCTGGGATTGTCGTATACCCGAGTTCCTTTAATTTATCGATAACCGTCATGCAATAACTCCCATTCTACGGCTCACAGGCTCTAAGGCGTACCGCGTCGCGTCAATCAGATGATTGTTCGCGTCCGGGTATCCGCTGATTATATCGCCGTCTTTGTTTCTTTCATATTCGTAGCCCACGAACTCATCGTAGGCATGTGGCGTTCGTTTTCTATCAATGACAATCGTTCTTCTCTGCAAGAACTTCATACCGTATTCGACCGAGCCGGGCCCCTTGACAGTTTCATACGCAGGTAATCCCATTGCCCGTAGGTCAGCCACGCTCTTTGGCTCCGCGCTGTCACAGATGACGCGCACATTTCCATATCCTCGCTGTTTGATTATCGTCGCGCTCTGCTCGTTCGAAAGCTTATTCTGGTATATCTCGTCAAGCAGGTAGATTGTTTCCCTTGCTTTGTCGTAATGCAGCCGGATAAATGCAAATGGGTCTGGAAACCATCCGAAATCCACGCCCTGATAGATTTTATCGAATCTGGAAACTTCTTCGTCCGTGATCTCCCGAAGTTCGAGCCTGTCAAACACATTGCCGCCGGTCCCAACCGGGATACCGAGGTATTCATGCTGATACGCCCGCTCGTCAGTGGCTTTCAGGTGTTCAGCCTCGTCAATAAACTGCTGCCCCAGCCACTCTGGCGGTGCTTGCAGATATGTTGACTTGTGGCACAGCCTGTCCGCGCGTTCTTCCAAGCTGTCTTTGTTTGCCCAGTTGTCCCGGCTGATCGGCGGGTTATAGCTCTCAAAGTTCCAGAATTTAGAGCCGCCGCGCATGGTCGACTGCAAAATGGTTCGGATTTCCGCGCGTCCGGCAAACTGGTCTTTTTCCTCAAAGTGCGTAACAGCGATATAACCAAACGGTACCTTAATGGACTTGATTTTCATTGGGTCGTCCGCACCCCGGAACATGATCTTCTGGCCTGTAGGTTTATAAATCAGCTCCATCGGGGAAACCTTTGCTTCCCAATATGCCGCCATGCCAAGCTCTCCGATTGCCCATATGTACTGCGCGTACACGCTGTCACGAATGGTATTTGCCACCTTACGCAGCACCAGCGCGTGTGTGTTTGGGTTGTTTATCAGCAGCAGGGGAACGAGTACAGACACAGTGGAGGACTTCAACGACCCACGCCCGCCACTAAAATCGTAGTGCGTGTGACCGTGCTGAAACACGTCACGCGCCACACCGTAGAACGCAGAGCCTATTTTTTCAGACAGGCGGATGTCAGACATCAAGTATCACCTTGACGCACTCTGTGTTGATGTTTTGCTCCACAACGTCTTTCTGATCGAGGTACTGTTTCCCGAGCCAGATAGCCATAGACGCATTCTTTTCAGCAAGCCTCCACTGCATTCTTCGCAGTGATATTTTCCCTTTACCCCTCTTTTTTGCGAATACTTCGGAGAAATGCTCCCCATAAGTTCTCTTACACCATCCGTCTAAGGTTTTATCGCTTACATCAAGCGCGTCGCAGATTTCCAGAAGGGTACATTGAAGCCCGCACAGTGCCTCGAACTGCTTCTGATCTATTTCCTTTTTTGGTCGTGCCATACGCGCCCTCCTTTCTCCTCTGGCGTTTGATAAACTTTTCCATGTCCCGCTTCAAATACGGGCTCGTTGTTTTGTCAATAATTCCCTGTGCTTCTTCAACCGTCACTCAGAAGCACCGCCTTTTCTCCTGTGAACTTCTCCCAACGATCAATGATTACATCGGCATACTTTGGGTCAAACTCCATGCAATACGCATGTCTCCCGTTCTGCTCCGCTGCCATGATCGTTGTACCAGAGCCAGCGAACAGGTCAAGCACATTCTCTCCCGGCTTGCTGGAACACTGCATCTGGTAATCAAACAGCTTAATCGGCTTCATGGTCGGATGCTCCGCAGACTTTACCGGCTTATCAAAATTAAGCACCGTTGTCTGCTTTCGGTTTTTGAAGAAGTAATGCTTCTTGCCTTCCGTCCATCCGTAAAGGCACGGTTCATGCCCTTCCTCTTCGATTTCGCTCTCGCCATAGAGGCAAGGTTCATGCTTCCACTGGAAATCCTGTCTCCCCATCACAAGGGAGTTCTTCACCCAAATCAGGCACTGCCGGACACGCAGCATCGCATCTCTGCACGCACCGCGAAAGTTATACCCTTCACTGTCTGCGTGCCAGATGTAGAACGGCGCACCCGGTTTCATGACCATCGCCGCATTGGAGAAGGCATCCGTCAGGAACCGTCTAAATGCCGTATCCTCCATATTGTCGTTCTTAATCTTCCCGGCGGTGCCCTGATAGTCCACATTGTACGGCGGGTCCGTGAGAAGCAAGTCCATCTGTGCCCCCCCTACGAGCTTCTGTACGTCTGCCAAAGACGTGCTATCCCCGCACATAAGGCGATGATCTCCAATCTGATATACATCGCCAAGTCTGCTCTTAGGCTCTGCTGGAAGAACAGGGTCATAATCATCCTCCACAACGGAATCGTTCAGCTCGTCGCGAAGTCCCCAGTCAAAGTCAAAAGCCGACAGGTCAAGCCCCGGCAGTTCGACCGACAGCAGGTCAAAGTCCCAGTCGCTCTCGTTGCTCTTGTTATCCACCAGCCGCAGGGCGTTCACCTGCTCCGGTGTCAGATCGTCCACACAGACGCACGGCACTTCTTCCATTCCCAGCTTCTTTGCCGCCAGAGCATCGTGTTTCTTTGCATTCTTCCCATAGGGCGTAATGCTATCTAATTTCAAGCTTTTTACTTCCATCTCGTCCCTCCTTATTCACCCTTCCAATTTTCCTTTTCACGCTCCACCGGATTGCGGTTTCCGGTGGAGCTAAGAAAAAGGAGGTTCCGCAGTACGCTGCGTAGCCGTAAGAAGGATGAAAGCGCAGAGGATATACCTCTACGCTCTCAACGATACACTATGTTTAAGGCTCTCTTACGCAAACTTTTGAATATAAACCACGTTTTTCTGCCACCAAGTAGATAAACTGCCTATGCCATTCCTGAGCTGTACGCTCCGAAACATATACCACCATAGCAGCGCCCTGTAGGGTATGTGTACGCTTCCAAAGAACCAAATCTATGAGCCGGAGGCGTTCCGACCCGTCGATAAGCTGTTTTGTTTCCTCGATTGCAGCTTCGACAGCAGAGATTTCATCCCGCGTCATAAGCGTACCGCTTTTGTAACTTCGTATCATCCACTTCGCATACCCCCACCATCCATAGCGCGGTTTGCTCACCGTATCAGCCCCCTTACTCTGTTCCGTCCAATATTTTCTTGATATCCTCTGCATTGATTTTGACAATATCCATTACAACGTCGCTCATAATGTTAGCGGCAAAAATAGCTTTGTCCTGCCCCGTCGAATTGAAATATCCCGTCTTTGTTGTCCCATCCTCCGCAGTAGCAACAATGCAGATCGATGAGGGCTTGAAATCTAACACAGTTTTTAGGGATTCTTCCAGCCAAGTGGAGTATTCCTGTTTTGTAATATCCCCCATCATCTGCCCGAACTCCCGAACCCATTGTCCCCGCGTTCCGTCTCCTCGAGCGAGCTGACCACTTCCAGTTCCGGCAGGATGCAGGGCAGTATAACAAGCTGCGAGATCTTATCGCCCCTACAGACCTTGTAGGGCTTGCTTCCGTGGTTGTATAGCTTGACAATGATGCTTCCGGTGTAGCCGACGTCGATGACCCCTTCGCTGGTGATTCCGTGTTTGACATTCAGACCGCTTTTGCTCTTGAGAAATCCCACGGTGTTTTTGGGCAGCTGGACATGCACGCCTGTATCAAACAATTCGCTTTCTCCGGGATAGATGTAAACGTCGTCGCTCGCCGAATACAGGTCTAACCCCGCATCGTATTCATGCGCCCTTGTGGGCATGAACGCCAACAAATCTAAAACAATTTTCATTTTTCCCACCAATCCTTGATTGTATCGTTCCGTTCGAAAAACGGCTGAAAGAACGGACCGCAGAGCTTCTTAAGACTCGAGTCAAGCCGGTGAATTGCATCGTCGGATTCCTTCTTGCCCAGCCATGCCACGCCGTATTCTGCGTCAAGCTGCTCCATTTTGTCCAGAAGTTCCTTTGCCTTCGCCGGGCTTTTGAGCATGCCCAGTTCATGCGCCGCCACAAAGAAAAGATCTACCACCTTCTGCTTTCCTGCCTCCATACCGGCGGCAAAATAAGCCTTGTTGCTTCTGCGAATACGCTTTGCCAGATCGTTCATTGCACTCATAGCTGTATCCCCCTTATGTACTTATCAAAATACGTCACTGCCACCGCCATCGCCGCCCACATATCCGCTGCGAACCCGTAAAAGAAACCGGGGTTCTTCTTTGTTCCTTTCCCATAATTCGGCTGGCCGGGCGCGTAGCGGTCGACGAGGGCTTGTCTGATGTTCGCATCCTTCGCCGACGCTCTGCCACATAAGTAAAGCTTTTCTTCCCGGCGGAAGATCTTCTGTATCTGGTAGCACCGCTGGAAAAGCTCGGCATATTCCCAAAATCGCCCGATCCAAAAGCAGGTGTCGAACACTTCCTGCCCGACCGGCATACCCATTCCGGCAACCATTTCGATTGCCAGGTGCTGATACTCCCGGCAGAGAACGGGGAATATCTTCCCGTTCGGAACTTTACCAACGTCCAGCACCTTCCGGATTTCCTTCCCGTCGTGCTCTACGAGGACATACCCGGATTCCATATTCCCCGGGTCAATCGCCAGAATCGTTCCCACGTTTTGCCCTCACTTTCCAAAACAGTTCGTTGTAAGTGTTATACCGCTTCTGAATGTCCGTGCTTGCAATGTCCGGGTGAAATTTCAGCCACCATTCGTACATCCCGCACGTCTGCATTTCCGGGCAGCCGCACCGATAAACGCAGTTAGGTACCAGAACGTCCGATATCTCCGGCTGAATCTCATACAGCGCCGCTTTGAAATCCTCGGCATACGCGCGCGTCTCCGGGTCTGCCTGGCTGCATAACCGCTTGCGCATGGAATCGATCAGGGCTTGTACGTTCGCTTCTCCCTCGAAGACTACCGGTGCGTCCTGCGGGAGCTTGTCTCTCGGCGTTCCGGTTCGGTCTGTTCTCTGCGTGGAGATAAAGCACTCCCATTTGTGCCTTGACCAGTGCGTCGCAATCCAGCTTTTAATGCCTTTCCAGACCCACGATACCGAGATGCGCCGAATCGGCGAGTGTTCGGCAATCAGAATTCGGCGCTTAAAGTCCTCGCTCGGCTCATGTCCCAAAGAGCCTTTTCCGGAGGTGGCGCGGCAGGTGTCCACGACCTCCTGCCAGTTGCCCTTGATGTTTGTAATGTGCGTGTTCATTCTTCCCTCCGTTCTCCGTAGCTGCAAAAATCCGTTTCCTTCCGCCAGAAGCCATCGTTTGTTCTCAGGCAGATCATAGCGCCGTTCGGCTTGCTGTCGTATGAGCCGTATTTGCAGTCCTTGCAGCGAAGCACCCTAGCGTAATCTTCTTTCATCACGTTTTTGAAAATGTTCAGAGCGATTTCCACCTCGTCCGTGTTTCTCACCATTTGCACAAGCTGCGCTTTGCTCATCTTGCACAGATCGTTCAGCATCTGCTCAAAATCACCCATTGTCTGCGTCCTCCATCCAGCCGTCCATGCGTGCCCCGCAGTGCGGGCAGTAATCCATTCGCGCGTCAAATCCGATGTCGCACGCCGAGCAATACTGGATATCTCCTGCCGCTTCGCTATGGAACGGAATCCACTTCGCGTGAACCACCTCCACAACGTCGGCGGCGGGAGCGTTTCTTATCTCTCTTAGTGCAACTGAATACGCATAATGCTCACCAGATTCTTCTGTGGTGTGCTTCTCGTAATACTTCATTCGCGCGACTAAACTGCTCCTATCAAGATACTCAGCGGTCATTTAAGGAGTCCCTCCTCAGAGTCATCTTTATGCATCTGCACAATGGCCTCCACCGGTGCAACGTCGGCGGCGGGCAAGCCCGAAATCTCGCTTGCAATGCAATCCGCCAGTCCGGTATGCCGCCCCAATACAGAGCCGTTCGCAAGCCCGTACTTTTCGGCGATTTTAACCGCATCATCGCGCCGGATATAATCAGCCATCCTTCTTGCCCTCCATTTCCTGCAAAGCTTTCTCGGCTTCTTCGCGGCTCAAAAATACGGTCTTGCCGATGTCCTCTGCGCAGATTTCCATGCCGTAACCAGCGTACTTAATCGTGCCGTCTTCGTAGACGTGTAGACCTTCAAAGCGAGACTGCGCCAGAATGCCGCCTACCTTCTCCCAGTAAATCGTATCCGGTGCGCACGGCAGAATCAGGACGCGCCCTTCAACATCCGCTTTCATCAGCTCCACCATTCGTGAGATGGAGTAATCATAGCCGGAAAGCGTTTCCTCGATTTTCCGAGCCTCTGCGCACGCCTGCGGGGATAACCCCGCATCTTCGTAAGCCTTGAGCCTTTCCCATACCTCCTTCATCGTGCAGGTGCCGCTCTGCCGGCACGCCGAGTCTCGGCACTGCGCAAGGTCACAAAAGTTTCCTTCAAACGTCAGTCTTTCCATCACTCTACCTCACTTCCAAAAGCTCTGTATGCTGCCGCCTGCGGGTTTTCTGCCATCACCAATGCTTTTATTTTGCAGGTTTTGCACTCAACGAGATACAGCCGTTCCTCGCAGTAATACGCATAGAGCGGACTTTTGCAGAGCCTGCACGTCACTCCAGTAGCCTTTCCGATGTAGTCACGATTGTTGCCGTCGGCGTTGTAAACCTGATGGCACAGCTTGTCAAAGTTCGACGCACCTTTCATCATTCCTCCTCCGGCGCTTCCGGCAGCGGCATCCAGTGGGTGACTATACTGCCAATGCAGTCACGCATAGCTATTCCGTCATATCTTCTCCATGTATCCGCGCTTGTGCGGTACGCCTCGCCGACAAATATGCCGTCCGTAGCAAGAACGCGCGTTCCAGGCTTTGGGTGCCTGTCATCCACGCTAATCCACTGTGGCACTTTCTCCAGCAGCGCCGTGTTCTCGGCGGTCAGGCGCTCGATCATGGTGATAGCCTCATCCGCCAGCCGCTCCGCGCAACGCACATACTTCCTTTGTGGGCAAAGCCCGCAACCCTTGTCCTCATGCGTCGCGCAGATACGCAGCGCCCGTATAATTTCCTTTTCTGTCATGTCGTCTCCCTCCAAAATTCGTTGAACTTTTTCCCAGTGATAATTGGGCGGCACCATTCGCGCTGGAATCTCCGCCACTCAGAATCGTACTTTCCATCCTCTCCGCGAAATAACATGGCATACGGCACGAATCCAGCACGCATGGTCTGCGCCAGGCGCTTTTCAGCGTCCTCAAAACTGTCTCCGCCGTAGCCGCACAGCACATAGCAGCACATTGTATGGCTTACCGGGCGAAATCCTGCCGACCGCAGCTTCTTGCCCATCTCGATCAGCGGTTCCAGATCGTCACGAGTGTCATATGCCGTGTAGAGCCGCGCCGGTTTTACCTCATGTAAAATGTCCGCTTGCCATTGCTGCAATAGTGCCGGTTCTAAGCCTCCCGTAAAAATTGCCCTGTGTTTCTGCCTCTTAAGCATGTCACAAACTGCCCGAAAATGCGTTTCTGACGTTCCAAGAATGTTGTCGTCAAGGATATTCCAGCCGTCCACGATCGGAAGCTCCCGAATTACGCCATGCGCGCAACGCGGTGCGGAACAAAACCAGCAGTCCTTTGTGCATCCCCGCGAGGTAAAAATCAAACCGTCACGCAGGTAAAGCCCCGGTGTGAAGCCTCCCATGCGATCATCGAATGCCGGACCGCCGACTTCTACCGGTACGCCGAGAATCTGCCATGCGTAATATAAGTCCTCGGCTTTTTCGAGATCCCATGTAAACGTGACGGAGATATGTACTGACGTCACGCCTGCTTTGATGCAGTCCGAGATGTTCTCAATCGTCGGCTCACTGAAGAACGCCAGCGCATCAGTCGGCGAAGCGTTAGTTTTGCGCGGGAATACGCGGGCAATCACCGTCTGCTCTAAATCGCTCACGTCACATTTCCCCTCCTATTTTCCGTTTCCCTCTTGCCGCCCTCCGGCAGTTTCTCGCCCCGCCATCGGTCATCTGGCTTATGTCGATGATCTCGGCGCGCCTGCCGTAGCTTTTCAGCCGTTCTCCCTTCACGGCGTTCCATGCCTCGCATGACGCGCTGCAACCGGCTTTCCGGTTTGGGCAGTCCTTCGCGCACGGTCCGAAATTGCTCATGTCTTCCTCCTGACCTGCACCGTTACTTCCGCCTCCCATCACTCCGGCGCGCGGATGACGATCTTCTTGTCTCTGCCTTCTTCCGGGTCGCGGACGCTGACCAGATAAAACGTCATGTTCTTGTTCTTCTGCGGGTACTTCTTCGCTCGGATAGGCTTTCCCAGCTCCGGCATCAGCCGGGGATAGAGCCCGGAAATGATGTCCGGAATGACGATCCAAGTATTCAAGCCCCATCCTCCATCATCTGCCGGATCGCCGCCCTCTGGAAATCGGACAGCTCGTCCCCGTGGTGCTGCACGTTGTACCCCGGCTTCTTCCCCGGCTGTGACGGCGCGCCCTTCTCGTGTTCTTTCGATTCCCACGTCAAAAACTTCTGTTTCCAGTTCCGTACGGGGTCACCCTTTCCGTCGACCCAATTTCCGGCAGAATAATAGTCGAAAAATTTCTGTGCCAGATTCGGGACTCCACGCTCCTTCGCGTATGCGGAAACATCTTCCATCGTAGGTGGTATAAATTTCTTACGTTTCTTCTCAGAAATAGAACTACTCTCTTTTCTATTTCCATTTCCATTTCCTAAAGGTAATACCGTGGTATTACCGCAAGCACTACCATCAGCCATACCAGAGTTATCATTTTCTTTGTTCCAACGCTTGCTGATGTTCTCCCTTTGACGCTGGCAATGTTTGTCTCTTTTTTCGATTTCAAGCTCCATCCGGCGATTAAAGTACTTGCCGTCCTCATCCTTCTGAAACTTGCTCATAACCTCGTCTGACGGCTTTTTGACAGCCCGTATGATTTCCTGCATCGTCATATGCCCGCGCTCTCTTTGGAGGCACAGGAGCGTGATATACTGCCCACGCTCCCGCATATCCATCAAGGCACAGCCGGATAGGAAATCCGATGTGTAAAACAAGACGGCAGGGTCTTTGTTGTTTGCCATCCCGCCACCGCCTTAGAACGGCGGCTGATCGCCGTCATCTTCGTCCATCATCGTAAACCCGCCGGGGTTTGCCGGGTCCTTCGGCTCCGAAGATTTCTTTCCTTCGCCGAAGTAAACACGGTTTGCTACGACCTCGGCAGACCGGCGCTTGTTCCCGTCCTTGTCCTTCCAGTCGCGCAGCTGCAATCTACCGTCCACGACCGCCATACTGCCCTTGAAGAAGTATCCGCTGACAAAATCAGCTGTTCCCTTCCAGGCGACGCAGTCGATAAAGTCCGTCTCTTTCTCTCCGCCCTCCGGCGTAAAATCTCGGTCAACCGCCAGCGTGAAGGATGCAACGGACGTTCCGCCCTGCGTCTTTCTCAGTTCCGGGTCGCGCGTGAGCCGACCCATGATCACAATGTGGTTCAGCATGCTTCCTCCTTCTCCCCGAAGATGGTTTTCAGGATAGCGTCAACCTCATACGATTTCAGTTCTTTGTACGCTCTCTCGAGCATCTCAAGCTTTGTGCTTCTCGACACCAGTTCCTTATACTGGTATGCGTCAAGATAAACAAGTGATTTGCGTTCTTCCATGCTTACATCCCTTTCTTATAAATCAGTTTCGTTTCATCCCAATCGGGATATTTCATTTTGAGATACCATTTGATGTACTCTTTCATGTGCTTTCGCTTTTCCGTCTGGTCAAAGTCGTTGTGGCACTTATCGCAAAGCGTCACGATATTCTCTTCAACCCCAATCCCGCCCTGCGACCGTGGGATGAAATGACACCACGGATTGCCGGGGTGGAGGCAGACGATGCAGAGCCCGCCGTCGCGCGCCCAGACGGCTTTCTTAACCTTCTCAGGTATCTTCGTCGCCTTCGTTTCCTTTCTCATCTTGCCTCCATTCCAGCGCCATACGCTCGAGTTCTTCCGGCGTAAGCGTTTCAATGCCCTGCTGCTTGCAGTCCTCAACGACCAGATCAATAAGCCGCGCCATTTGCTTTGTGTCGTAGGTGCTCGAGCCGTAGTAGCAAATGATGTTCGTGCAGCCCGGAATTTTTGACGCCATAATCTCCGTACACCAGCCGAGACCGCGCGCTTCCCACCATTCCCGGAACCGCTTGACTGCTGCGTCCGGAGCGCATATCGTATCGGAGTTGTCACCAACATCCGGGATATAGTGCCGATAGATTTCCTCCGGCGGCGCACCCACTTTGACCGAAAGCTTATTGCAAAGCAACCAAAGATATCGGTTTGCATCCCGACTCCGCATCTTCCGGAACTCTTTAATTGCCACTGTGTACCTCTTTCGTGGGTCAAGTTCCCCGGCAACCATACGGGCTTGCGCCGGAAATTCAGGCTTGAGCTTCAGCCAGCTCCCCGAAGCGTCCATGCTCCACGAAGCTTCAACGATGTTCAGTTCTATCATGCCTTACTCGCGCAGTTCCAGCAAAGGCACCTGCCAAAGCGCTTTCTCGTCTTCTCTGCGACCTGCAAAGCGGTAAACTGTGTGCCACCTTCTACGATCTGCGTGATCTCGCCTTTACAGTCCGCGCAGACAAGGCGCGGGGTGCTCGGTGTCTCAGCTTTCCCACCGTGTCCGAAGGTGTAGACCGGCTTTCCCTTCGATGCAAGCGTCAGCGTTTTGATTCGCTCCTGCTCGTCGTAGGTGATCTCCGTCACGTCAAACTGGTCAGAGCATTGCCAGCGACCCGTCTTGTCGTTCTTTTTAAGTCTCTGGCACTTCGTCGCGTCAATCCAGATAAACGGTGCAGAGTAAAGTTCTCTGCCAATGCCGTGCTTGAAACCGGCGCGTTTGAATGCGTCCGAAGCTCGCCCCTTCTCAGCCTCTGTGTTGCTCTCTGTGCCTGCGTCCCATTTCCAAATGGGATGACCGTTTGTGTTGTAGTCCACGCCGATGCCGCCGTACAGAACGCCATCGACCAGCTTAAAATCATTCTCCCAGTTCTGCGCGCCTACCGTCTCGTCAAGCAAGTCCGCATCCGTTCTTGCCGTCTTGTACAGCAGAATCGACGCGCCCTTTTCGTTGCACTGTGCCACACGGCACTCGATCTCATCCGGTCGCAGCAGCCTGAATTGCTTCATTTTCATCCATCCTTTCAAACGGGCATTCCCGCCCAACATATCTGCCAGCCCACAAAATCGGTTCGTCTGTCAATGCGCATCTTCTGGCGCTCTGGCGGTAAAACCGGCAGGCATCACAGCAGATGTACGCATTGCCTTTCAAGTCCACGGGGAACGACATACGAACCGTTGCTTCGACTTGAATATATCCGCTGACTCCTGTTTCAAAGTTCGCCATGTTCCCTCCTTCTCAGCCGGGGCAGAACGTCTTCTTCTGATACCCCAGCCGCTCCAATATCCACTTTGTTCCCATCGTCTCTACCAGATCGCAAATGACATGATTTCCCGGGTCAAAGTTCTCAGAATCACACACGAAGACATTTCCTTCATTTCCGGCGAAGTATTCTTCGCCTTCGTAAATCTCAGCGCCGAACCGGTCAAACATACATTGCGCTTGCTGCTTATCTTTCATCATTCCACCAACCTGTATCTGGCATAGCTCGTATCCTCGCCATACCGGTTCTTGCTTGTTTCCATGTCGCGCCGGATGTTGTACCCTTCGCGCTTCAGATCGTAGACACGCGCGCCCAGCCGCATGCAACCGAGATCTTTCATGGCTTCGAGCTGCGTAATGCTGCCGAAGTCGCGCATGTACTTCAAAACACGTTCAGCCTGCGTCATAGCTACCTCCAAAGCTGCGTGAAGATCGAACTGAAAACAATCTCGCGATAGAATATCTTCGGCGGCGCGGGTAACGGCTCTGCGTGCGTCGCAGCAAGCACCTTCGCCGCTTCTGCCTCAAACTCAACGGAGAACCATCTCTGCCAGTCAAGGCAGCGGCACTTGCCTGTATCGTGGGTGCATTTCTTGCACGGGTAAATCATAACAGCACCGCGCCGCCGAAGAAGATCACCGCCGCGCCGCCAAGCGTGAACGCCGCTTCGAACAGCCCGAAGCCCAGCAGGACCGCCGTGCCGCCCAGAAGGACGCAGCCAATCGAGAAGCAAAATGCCTCCGAAGCCTTCAAAAGCTCCGACTTCCTTTTCCGCTGCCGGATAATCTTGTCCCACCGCTCGCCGAGTTCGCGCTCTCTTGCGCGCCGGTGATTCGCCTCAAGGATATATTCAACGTCAGTCATCATGTACCTCCACAAATTCCCCGTTCTTAGTGGGTCCATCCTTCAAATGCCGCTCAATCCAAGCATTAAGGTCCTTCGGAAAAACCCAGTAGACAGGTGCTTTCTCTGTTTTTACCGCCTTACCAAACGGGAAAACACCCTGTTGCAGCCCCAGCCTAAGGACCTCAACACCGATCTGCATGCCGTTTTCTCGCAGAATCTCTACCGCTTCTTGCGGCGAAATCGTTGCTCGATTTAACATCCTATCTCTCCTTTTTCTTTTTCTAAGATTAGAGAAATACTATCTATTCCATTTCCATTTCCTAAAGGTAATACCGTGGTATTACCGGAAGTGTTACCACGCTATCAATGTGGTTCATGTTTTCTCCTTTTCCTCACGTAAGTTCAAGTACCACGTAAAGTTCCTCTTTCTGATGCAGTCGGCGCTAGCGTCGGATAATGAACATCCTGCATATGCAAAAAGTAAAAGTAGTTCGTCTCCGCCGACTTCTATTTTTAGCCTTATGTTCTTTCCTTCCCTCACAACTTTAGCCGCAACCCTACTTCTAACGGTTGCACGCTTTCCAATTTCATCCCACAGCTCGTTAGCCTCTTCGTTACTCATGTTTCCTCCTTTTCCGTCTGAGCCTCTTTTATAAGGCTCAAGGTTCCTTCCGTTTTCTCGGCTTCTGTAGCAGCGAGTCGACCGATACGCCGAAATAGTCTGCAACGAGCGATAGTTTTTCGACTGTCGGACTACAATCCGCCCATTTTGCAATCGTGCTATTGCCAAATCCAAGTGTCTTTTCAAGTGCAGAAAGCGAAATATTGCGTGATGCGCAAAGTTTTTTGATGTTTTCTAAGAGCATTTTCTCCCTCCTTATTGACAAAGTTGCGAAAATGTTCTAAGCTATCGTTGTCAGCAAAAGTAAACATTTCCGCTACAGGGGCAATTCCTTTGTGGCTGGTTTGTTGCACCCGTTTGTACTTTTCATTATACGAATATTTTCGTAATTGTCAAGATATTTTTACGAATTTATTCGTAAATTTCTCAGAGGGCTATTCTATGTCAATACTCGGCAGAATCAGCGAACTTCGAAAGCAGCACGAAAAGCTTTCTATTAACAAGTTGGAGCAGGAATGCGGTCTTACGCGCGGGTCAATGGCAAAGTGGGATGACCACGCGCCCAGCCCAGACAAAGTCAAAAAGGTTGCAGACTATTTCAATGTTTCTGTTGAGTATTTGCTTTACGGTGACCCGTCTGCGGGCATAAAAAAAGAGCGCCCCGCCGATGGCGAAGCGCCCGATCAAGACAAGCTTCTTGAAATCGTAAGAGATAGTCAAGATATGTCTTTCCTGCTGAAAGTAATGGATGAAGTAAATAAGAGTATACAAAAATTGCAGTAAGGAGGAACTATGTGCAGTTTACCGCCGTTTGCAGCCTTCCTATCCCAGATCAATATGGATTCATTTTCTTATGATGTCGCGCGGTTTTCTACGGAGGATTTGAAGAAATCTTCCGACCTGTTTACAAAGGAACAGTACGAATTCCTGATGAAGTCATACAATGCTATGGCTCTTGCCCTTCTCCAAAGCTACCATTCATGGCTGAACGAGCAGCTTCAACAATTACATCAATAGGCATACGTACTGGATTTCGCTTTGCACTGTCTCTTATGGAAATCGTCTCCTCTAGAAGTTCGCCCAAAAGCTTATCGCGCATTTTCTCCGCTCTTAACAACTGCGCGAGGCAGTAAACGAAAGCCACGAGCACAGCGAGTATAAGTGCAATCATAATAATTTTCATTTCGTCAGTACCTCCAACTTTCAACATTGACAATGCTTAGGATTCTTTTACATTCTTCGTTCGGAAGCTGTTTGATTTTTTCAATCAGTTCCGTCCTAAGTTCTTCAATGGGCGCAATTTCTTCACCCTTATGATAGCACATATCATCCAGAATACAAACCATTTTCCGCCGTCCTTTTCTTAACTTCCAAATTTTTATGTATCTTTTTGTTGAGTTTTATCCTTGAGGCTATCAAGCTGCGGTGGTAAAATTATGGTATATCACAAGACCGGAGGTTTATACCATGCCAAAGGATACATATTTTGTAACATGCCCGCGCTGCGGGAAAGAATTTGACGAAAGGTTGAAGGCTTGCCCACATTGCAAAACAAAGAACCGAAAAGCAGTCTGCCGAACATGTGGTACGCAGATCAGCGCCAGTGTCAAGCGCTGCCCAGCATGTGGTGCGCGGCGTCGAAAACGGATGTCCTCTGTTGAAAAGGTCCTTGTTGCCATCCTCTGTTTCCTTTTGGTTTTGAGCTGCGCTGCCTTATCCTCGCAAACCGGTGAATCTGCGAATACAGAGGTCAAAGACCCGGCAGTCGTTCGCTCTGAATACATCGCAGAATGTGAAGATCTGTCCTACTCCGATATTTGCAGAAATCCAGACGACTACAAGGGCAAGAAAACATTCTTTAGCGGCACTGTCATTCAAGTGCAGGAAGGGGCTTTTGATTCTGTCACACTCCGCGTACAAACGGAGTATGGCATCTGGTATGTAACTTACACACGCAAGGAAGGTGAAAGCCGCATCCTTGATAACGACTATATTACATGCTACGGCGAATGCAAAGGCGTTGAAACATACCTTGCCGTCCTTGGTAACACAGTCACAATCCCAAGCCTAAGAATGGAATACTACGTGACTAGCTCATAAACTTAGAGTTCTGCCACTGCTCCCGTGTCTCGCCTACATCTGAGACGCAGGCAAAGAGCATGGGCGCCCCTTTGATGTAGTCCAGGCTTAGACTGTGGACGTCTTTGAAAAGCGCCCCGTCTACGATGATGTTTACTTTCCCGTTTTCAAATCGAATATTGATGCTCTGCATTCGCTGTACCTCCATATTTTAGAACGTTCGTTCAATAATTTCAATTTGGAATCTTCCACAAAGAACACCTTGCATTTTCTTCGTCCGGTAACCCTCGTAAGCGGCAATTATGGGACAGACTATTTTGTATAATGGAATGTTTAAGATCGCCCCACCGTCGCTCCACCGGCGGTGGGGCTTTCTTACGCGCCTGTAACCAGCATAGCAAAACTGGCAGAAATGTCCACCCTCAAATTGGTAAAACCATACCCATAGCAGAAGAATCAGCGAAATATATGTGAAAATGGAGGTATATCATGTCGGCAATTCAGGAACTCGCCCCATATATTTCTGCATATCAGTGGAACATCAAGCGGGCGAAGGAAGATCAGCATTACACCATCGACAGACTTGTCGAAGAATCCGGTGTTTCCAGATCGGCTGTGACGAAGCTCTGCGCAGGAACACAGCAGGACCCGAAACTGTACAATTCTGCCGCGCTGTGCCGCGTTCTTGGTCTGTCACTGGATGAACTGTTCGGGCTTGTCCAGCCCGCAGAAAGCCCGGAAAAACTGACCGAGCAGATTCATCATGTCGAGCTTGAAAACGCCAAGCTGGCGGCAACAACAGCCGCGCAGAGCGCACAGATAAGGTCTACACATACAATGTGTTACGTTCTCGCCCTGTTTTGTATGCTGCTCTCCTTTTCTCTGATTGCCTGCCTTGTGACGGATGCGCAGAGTCGGAACACAGGTTTTATTCGCGGCGGAGATTTGTCCGTGGCTGCATGGGTGTGCATCGCCCTGATTGCAGGCTCAGCGCTGGCTTCAGCGATTACTTTCTATGCAATCCGAAAAGAACGTGGAGGAAAACATGGAGTGCATCAAGTGTAAAAAAGAAATTCCTGACGGCTCGGCGTTCTGCTGCTGGTGTGGGAAACAGCAGCAAGCGCCACAACGAAAGGCTTTGAAGCGTGCAAACGGTACGGGGACAGTTTACAAACTGCAAGGGCGGCGTACCCGCCCGTGGGTAGCCGCAAAAGGAAAAACCATAATTGGATACTACGATAAAAAAACAGCCGCCCTCGACGCGCTGGCGCGTTTACAAGGGCGGAGTATTGATGAAATATATAACTGGACCTTCAAGCAGGTTTACGAAGCATGGAAGGATGAACACTTCCGCGATATCGGCGCGAAGGGAATAGAGTCTTACGAACGCGCATATGACGTTTTTGAACCATTGCATGACAGAAAATTTCGCGAACTGCGGACCGCTGATTACCAGATTGTCATAGACAAGTACAGCGATAAATCCCACTCGCTACTGTCGAAGTTCAAACAACTTGCAACGCAGATGTCCCAATGGGGAATCCGGCAGGAACTCATAACGACAAACTTCGCTTCGTTCATTAAACTACCCGAGAATGTGAAGAAAGAAAAAGAGATCTTCTCAGAAGAGGATATCCAGAAGCTCGAAGCGGACGGTTCCCAGGCAGCCAAACTTACCCTGATGATGGTCTATACCGGTATGCGAATCGGCGAGCTGTTCGGGCTTAGAACCGAAAATGTCCATGAAACCTACGTGATCGGTGGGGAAAAGACAGAAGCAGGCAGGAACAGAATAATCCCAATCCGTTCCGAAGGGCGTAAATATTTCGCAGAATTCAAAGAGCGTGCAAAAGGCGAACTTCTGGTCTCTGGGTATGCCGGGCAAAAAGTCATTGCAAATTTTCGCAAGCGTGACTACTACCCGCTTTTGGAGCGGCTCGGAATCTCCAAGAAAACACCACACGCAACAAGGCACACATTCGCAAGCTGGGCTGTAGCAAACAATATCAAGCCTGAACTCCTGCAAAAAATGCTCGGGCATGCAGACTATTCCACGACCGCAAACATCTATGAGCACTTTGACATTGACCAACTTGTGAATGCGATAGATGCGCCTGTTACTAACACGTTACTAACAAACCAAAAATCAGCGAAAAAGAAAAAGCCCTGAAACCTTTGAGATTTCAGGACTTTTTTGGTGGAGACTAATGGACTCGAACCATCGACCTCCTGCGTGTGAAGTAGACCTTCTGAAATTTCCTAAACTTTTTAAGCATGTTTTCAGACGTTTTGAGAAGTTTTCAAATTGGATATTAAATCTCAGACGTTTTCAGATTTTTTCAGATTTTTTCGGTTACTAACAAATAGCTAACACAGTTACTAACACTAGACACGTTTTATCTTCTGCATAACAGAGTTATAAACCTTGCTGTTTACCATCGCCAGTGTATCCATAAGTTCATCAACAACCGCCCAAGCCTTCGCCGGGTCTTTCCCGGCAACCGCAAGCAAAAACTCACTGTCCCCGTACTCGCCCACGGTAGCCGGTTCTGCGGCCACAGGGGCGGGAGCGCCAGAGTAGTAACCCACAAACTTATCTCTGGCATTCTCCGCTCCCTGCATCTTGTCGCGTATCACATATAGGTTCGCCAGTTTGGCATAATTGGGGTAGCTGGATTCTTCGTATTCCAGCCGTGCTATTTCCTTTCGGATTTCGGCTTCATCCAGCATGTCTGTCCCCCCCTTATGCTCTGTCGATCTGCTCCATGCAGCGCCGGATAGCCTCGCGCGTCTTATCATCGTCCGCGTCGCGCATCATGTCTTCCAGCGTCGAGCGCATATGCTCCCGAGCATCGGTCCGACTGTATCGCCCCATAGAATCGCGACGCTTGCCACGGTAAGAGCTGCCGCGCCCATACGTGCCGCGCATATCCGCTTCCCACTCACCATCTCGGGAATAGCCGCCGTCCTCGAGCATTTCGATTTTGTAGGTGTTCTTGATGGAACTCGTCAGCTTCTGAATTGCGTCCAGATCACCAGCAGACATTTCACGCTTGTCAGCGATTTCATCCAATTCCTTGCAAAGCATTTCCCGAAGATTTCTTAAATCGTACATATTCCTTTCTCCCTTCATGCTACTCTCTCGACGGTCAGATTGCTGTTCGCGAAATTGACCGCCTGCGTACTTGTATTACGCATACCTACCGTCACACAGCAGCCCTTCGGTACGCAGACCTGTGCAGAGACGTAGATATTAAAATAATTCTCGACTGCTGCCGGAGTGACCGTAGCCGTAGCGCTTGCCAGTGCTTCGCCGTTGATGGAAAGCGCTGCGGTAATCGCTTCGACCGTACCGCCGGTCGGAATGGCAATATTGCCGCCATAAGATACCTTGAAAACCGCCTTGCACTGATTGGTCAGCCCGCGAAGTGTGACCTGCCCGCTGCCCTCGCGATGCGCAATGCACGGCTTGCTGTTGACCGCTGTTTCGGTCAGAGGCACATTCTGACCGGATGCGACGGAGACGATATTGGAATTCGTAAATTCAGCCAATTCCATACACCTCACTTTCATTTGCACTCTTTCCTGCGCAGACAGGCATAGCTATACAGTTTGCTCGACGTGTCTCTCATGCGCTGCATAATCCCAGGGAGGCGTCTTTGCACCGTAGCCCTGCCAAGATACAGTTCCGTCGCGACGTCCACCTGTGGAAGCTTATCCACAAAGTAGAGCTGCGCAATTTTTGCGTCTTCGAGGCCGAGATTCGATTGGTAAATAACCGTCTCCATATCCCGGCGCATCAGTCCGCCAAGCTCCGGCGGTAATTTGCATCTGGCTTGTGGAGCCATAGCCCCGCCCCCTTACTTCATCGCTTTTGCAAGTTTCTTCAAGAGGTCATCGCCGTACTTGTAGGCGGCGAGATAATCAATCGTGCCGTCGGTCAATCCGGCTTTCTGCCGGATGGTCTTCTTTGCTTCTTCAACCTCGGCATCGACCTTCACGGTGTCGTACTCGACCCACGGGAGCTTTCCGTGCTTCTGCCAATTGCGGGCGTGGTAGCCTGCCTTCGTGCCGATGTTCTGCACAGCGGTGATCTGCACGCCGTTGTCCCAGATCGGGGTGCATTCGACCGCCAGACCGTCGCCGATGTACATGCCCCAGTGACCGGGCATCCAGAGACCTTCGCCGGGGATGAGCTTGTCCCAGCCGGTCGTTGACACGTCCTTGCACTTTGCAATCATGCCGTCGGCGGAGACATCCGGCACGCTGTTCGAGGCATACCTTGCACCGCCGTAGTAGGCATTTTTGTTGCCGTTCCAGCCCCAAAGAATGCCCTTTGTCAGGTTCACGCAGTCAAAGCCATAGACAACTTTCCCAATCAGACTGCGCAGATACGTGACTCTGCCGCCGGTGTACCAGTCCGGGTACTGTGCGGATTTCTCGTCAATGATCGTTTCGCTCACGGGGGAGCCGAAGCAGCCCCACATGTAGACGGTCTTGTAGTTCTTCGCAACGTCAATATGCCTGCGCACAAGCTCCGATGCTTTCATCATTTCTGTTCGCCCTCCTGCGCATTTTTGCTACCGTCGAGTGCGTCCTGAAGCTTCTGAGACTGACTGCCGAAATAAAACGCGATAATGACAGCGTAGATCGTCATAAAGTCCTGCGAGATCTTACCGGCTACAGACATGTACGCAAACACGCCCGTCAGGACCAGTGTGACCAGGCTCTTGACGCTGAGCAGGTTGCCCAGCCGCTTTTTGATGTTTTCCATAATCAGCCCTCCACTTTGATTGCGCGGTTCTCGAACTTTTTGTAAGCGTCGAGATAGATTTCCTGCTTGTCGCCGTTGAGCGTCAGTTCGTAGTACATGCCGTCGAACAGCGTCGTGGAAGCCAGCGCTTTCCAATTCTGCAACGTTTTGCAGTACCACACGACGTAAACGTCATCAGGGCTGATCTGCTTTCCGTCGCTCTTGTCTAAGTGTTCGTTGGTGTAAACAGTCACCAGCTTTTTCACAAGCTCAAAAAACTTCTTTTCTGTCATTTTGTATGTACCCCTTTCATTCTACCGGTTCATTCTTTTTTGCAAATACTCTCTTGAAAGCCAGCAAGCCCAGTTCTGAGACTGACGCGCCTCCGGCGTAGCCGAGTACGTCAGACAGGTCGACCGACGTACCCAGCTCCGGGTTGTGTCCAACTGCGATAAGGACAGCGATGGTTTTCAGCGCACACGCCCAGATCAGCACCATCGTCAGAAGCTGAAGAAGGTAAATGACGATGGTGCGCGCCATCTCGCCTTTGCTCCACTTGCCTTTTACCCGCATATCTGCCTCCTAATTTATTGCGCACTGCT